ATTCTTCAAAGAAAATGGCCACTTCGAATTCCTTTCGCCTGACGACATAAAAGATCAAAAAGATTTAATTAAGGTCAATTACGTAGGTATGGGCTGGATGCTAGTTAAAAAAGGTGTTTTTGAGAGTATAAATTATCCATGGTTTGAACCCATCAGAAAGAAGATAGGTAGCTATGTTGATTTTACGATGGAAGATGTAGCCTTTTGTCATAAAGCGATTGAAAAAAAATATAATATATACGTAGATCCCACAGTTATTGTTGGTCATGAGAAGAAAATTATCCTTTAGGCTTGTAGCATGGAGAAAATTTGTAAAGTTTGCGGTAAAAGCTTCAAAAGCATCAAAGGTTTGCATGTACACGTGTCCAGGATGCACAATTTGTCTGTGCCAGAATATTATGTTCAAAGTTTTCAGAGGAAAGACCGATATACCGGCGAACTTTTAAGCTTCAAAGATCCTGTTGATTATTTTGCTCGAGAGTTCTCTAGCCTAGAAAACTTCATAGCGTGGTCAGAAAACGCCCCAGAAGACGAAGTGAGAGAAAGTATGCTAAATCAATTAAAAGCACGTATAGAGGGCAAGAAGCTGCCCTATGCGCCCTCTCACTTAGAGCTTACGCTCAACAAGTTACCTTCTATTGATTTATTTAAAAAATTCTTTGGTTCTTATTCTAAGGCATGCCAAGAAATAAACGTCGAGCCGTTATACGACAGAAATATACCCCGAAACTTTTTCGACAAAGAAGAAGAGTTAGACGATGTCAAAATACTGATTGACACAAGAGAGAGAAAACCGCTGGAGTTCAATAAGTCGGCCAGCTTGAAATTAGACTTTGGTGACTATGCAGTAGGATCACCACACTACAACTATACTTACGTTGACCGTAAGGACGAAAGTGATTTTCGTAGCACAATGACTACGGGCTATGACCGCTTTATTCGTGAGCTACAACGCGCTCAAGAATTTGACGCATTCCTCTTCGTCGTAGTCGAAGGCTCAATAGAATCAATTAAAAAAAATAATATAATAAATCCTACTAAGAGTAATTTGTCTTTTATTTGGCATAACATGAGGCAACTAGCTCACGATTTTCCTCGCCGTTGCCAGTTTATTTTTACTGGCCAGAATGGCAAAAAATTATTTAGTAAATTAGATAATGAATTTTATTCTAATTATGAGCTACTTTACTCGAAGGCCGAGAAGCTGAAAGCTGAAGGCCGAAGAGAAGAATCAGATAAAATTAATAAAAAAATGTGGTTTATTAAAAAAGATGTATTTAAGCCGGCTTACGAGTCGTATGTCAACCAAGCAAGGCGGGTCTCCGAAAGATTGATACCGAAGCTTTTAGTTCGCGGAAAAGAATTATGGCGCGCAGACTTGCAATACTTTTTGGATCAAAGATGACTTGGGAGGAAGGGAAATTTTCGGTCAGAAGCAACGGGCCAGACATTAATAAAGAGTTAATGCAAGTCAAAGGGCATCTTGACGAGCAAGATGCCAAGTATCACCTTCATAACTTTTTAAGAGAAAACATAACATTTACAACGAACCTTATTGGGGGCGTGGACTTATTCCCTTTTCAGCATCTAGCAATCAAATCAATGCTGGAAACAGATTACTTTCTGGGCATATGGAGTCGGGGTATGTCAAAATCATTTAGTACAGCCATTTATGCTTTCCTGGATGCGATATTTAATCAGGGGGTGCAAATTGGTATTTTGGCAGCTACATTTCGTCAGTCAAAAATGATATTTGAAAAAATCGAAGATATAGCCAATAAGCCAGAAGCACAGTTTCTGGCTCAATGTATCACAAAAAAATCAAAGAAGAATGACCAGTGGACACTAGAAATAGGAGAGTCTAAAATTATTGCTTTGCCGTTGGGTGATGGATCAAAGTTGCGTGGTTTCAGGTTTCATAGAATTATTATTGATGAGTTTTTATTGATGCCTGAGCACGTATACAATGAAGTTATATTGCCATTCTTGAGCGTTGTTCAAAATCCCACAGAAAGAGAAAAAGTCAGAAAGCTTGAAGATCAATTAATTGCTCAAGGCAAAATGAAAGAAGAAGACAGGTATCAGTGGCCAAACAATAAACTAATCGCTTTATCTTCCGCCAGTTATAAATTTGAATATTTGTACAAAGTATATGAAACATTTGAAGACTTAATCCTTAATGGAGTGCCTGATGCAAGAAAAGATACTTCCAAAAGGGTTATCATGCATTTTAGTTATGATGTAGCTCCTCAAGCTTTGTACGATCAAAATTTGATTAATCAATCAAAGCAAACAATGAGTCAGTCCCAGTTTGACAGAGAGTTCAATGCTATCTTTACTGATGACAGCTCTGGGTACTTTAAAACCTCTACAATGGCCGCATGCACAATTAAAGATGGTGAGCCTCCTCATCTTGAGGTAGCTGGCGATAGAGATTCAAAATACTTGCTTGCATTTGACCCTAGTTGGGCAGAGTCAGAAAGTTCTGATGATTTTGCTATACAATTATTTAAATTAAACGATAATACACAAACTGGTACATTAATTCATAGTTATGCTGTACCTGGTTTAAAGATGCAAGATCATATTAATTATTTTCATTACTTGTTGACTCATTTTAATATTGTGGCTATAGTTGGGGACTATGGAGGCGGTGTACAATTCATGCAGGCAGCAAACGCTAGTGAGCAATTCAATAAAAGCAATATAAACATCAAGGAGATCGTCGCTGACTTTGATAACATGGAAAACTATCAGGATGGTTTGTTGCAAGCAAAAAATCAATACAATTTAAAAGAAAGAAGAATCTGTGTGCTTCGCAAGCCTAGTTCTGATTGGATCAGAAAAGCCAACGAATTACTTCAGGCTAATTTTGATCACAAGAGAATATGGTTTGGGGCAAGACCATTAGATGAAAACTATCACAAGCAAATTAAAAAGAGCATACCCGTAGATGATCTAATATTTATGCCCAATCAGAAAGAGATATTAAAAAATTCTGGTTCAGGTAAAATCATTGATTTCCTTGATCATCAATACGATATGGTCAACTATACTAAAAATCAGTGCGCATTGATACAGGTTTCATCTTCTCCACAGGGCGCGCAAACATTCGGATTACCGAATAACTTAAAAAGACAGAGCGGCCCAAACAAAACACGAAAAGACTCGTACTCTGCGCTTGTGTTAGGTAATTGGATGATTAAGACTTATTATGACTTTGTAAATGTTAGAGCTGCCCCTACTGAAGCGACATTCACCCCGATAATGATATAAAGTCAAAAGTTAACTTTAAACTTTTAAGTGGACTTTTAAAAACTTTGGTGTAAGATAATTTATGCCAAGAAAATACACTAAGAAATCGGAATACTGGGACAAGTTCCCTAAAAAGGAAGAGAGTATCGAAAATCTGATGAGCCAGCAGTCTCAAGCGTCAAACGAAGAGATTATTCCGGCTACAGCAGGAGAGTCCTACTATACTCAAGCATCTTGCCCAAGAAACGTGGGTCAAGTCAGCGGAGAGAGGGCTACCCGAAGGCGCAGCAATAAAGCCGCAAATGCTCCAAGAGCAGATAAATATAAAAATATCGCGGACACTGCGTTACCTTATTCTTATAGTAAGAATTATATCAGCCCCAAAGATTCAATCTTGCTTTGTCAGAAGGCTTATGCTAATGTACCTATTTTCAGGAACGCTGTAGATGTAATGGCTGAGTTCTCTAATTCCGATATCTATCTAGAAGGTGGATCCGAGAAATCCAAATCATTTATTGACAAGTGGTTAAATAAAATTCAAATTTGGAAATTAAAAGATCAGTATTTTAGAGAGTATTATAGATCTGGTAATGTATTTTTATATAAACTAGATGGTAAGTTTACTTCTGAAGATTTAATCAAGCTTAATCAAGTTTATGGGTCGGAAAGCAAAAGTTTGCCTCAAAGAAAGATTCCTATTAAGTATGTGTTTTTAAATCCATATGATTTTGTGGCCGATAGAGTGTTGACATTTAGCTCTAAGCGTGGAATCTATAAGAAACTGCTTAGCGAGTACGACATCGAGAAATTAAAAGATCCACAGACTGAGTACGATAAAGAAGTATTTGACGCACTACCACCAGAAGCTAAAGATAATATTAAAAATAATCAATTTATGCAGGAAGGTGTTTTAGTAAACTTGGATGCTAAAAAATTAATATTTTCTTTTTATAAAAAACAAGACTATGAGCCTTTTGCTATCCCTTTTGGTTTTCCTGTGCTTGATGACATTAACTGGAAGATGGAGCTTAAGAAGATTGACCAAGCGATTACAAAGACCATAGAAAATGTTATACTTTTGGTGACGATGGGAAATACCCCCGACAAAGGAGGTATCAACCCTAACAACCTTAAAGCAATGCAACAGCTTTTCCAGAATGAAAGTATTGGGCGCGCATTGATTGCAGACTATACAACAAAAGCAGAATTT